AATGCTTTTTCTTTTAAAAGTAATTCAATTTTTTCATCCGGAATCTTTTTCAATAATTTGTGCAAATCATCTGCTTTTACCATGAATTTATTTTCAAATTCAAAAGGAAGTTTGTGAGCAATCATCATTTCTGTGTTATACGAATAAATAAAATCATCTTCAAAAACAAAACAACCTAAGGCCGTATGTTCTTTTTTTAATACAGCAAGCATTGCTTTTTCCAATATCTCTAAAAAATCTTTTCTGTTTACTTTCATGTTATTTTCCTTTCTTTAAAAAACAAATAGTGAGGATAGCAGCACCGACAATAACCATAAATAAAGCTAATTCTATTACACCAAAGCTCATACACTTATCCTTTCAAAATAAGGGTGTGCCGGACTCCCCAGCCCGGCATCATTCGTCACCCTCATTCTCGGTCTATTCCCGACTCACCATAGATCCGGTTAGTTTTTCGGTCGCAGATACACAAGTCCCGTACGCATGTACATCCCCCTGAGAGTTAACCCAATCAACTACTCTCACTTGGACAATAGGAGAATCGAACTCCTGCTTTCTGGGTGCAAACCAGATGTGCTACCATTACCACTAATTGCCCATATAAAGGCAGCAATACCAAACAAAGAAATACTCAATCCATCTTATTATATTCGGATACTATCAGCAATGACGCAATGAGCAACCCATTATGGCATATGCTGCCTTAAAAACACCTCCTTTGTTACAAAATACATTAACCTTTTCTAAGGTATTTATATATAATATAGCAATTCAAACACAATCCTGTTCAACTTTTTAAATTTATTTTCCCCATTGCTCTGCCATAGCTGCCGCTATTCCAGGAAATGTTCTGGATCGGGCCTTTTTTCCTGGATTCATTTCTGTAAAATATACATTTTGTCCCGCTTTTTTCGTTCCTATTTTGTGTTTCCATTTCGGTTTAGGTTTTTTGATCTTTCCATCAATAAGCAAAGGATATTGTTTTGGATTGATTAATGGAGGCAATCCACGCAACCACAAACAAGTTCTTTTCATTTCACAATCCTCGAAGTAATAAGGATGTATTATTTGATCTGGTTTTCTGAAATGTGTATTAATATATCCAACAGGATTTTCAACACATATCTTCTCTACTGGAAGAAAATAACACCACATAAAAAAATCAAATGCTTCAAATCTATCATATATTCTATTGGGGTTTTCTTTCATAGCCCGATTTCCTACAACAGAAAGATATGTACATGGAGGATGTGCAATTATCAAATCATACTTGGACCAATCATGATTCCGACAATCATCTTGAATATGAGGTCCTGGGTTTTCTGTCGGTTCAAGGTCACAGCTTATTACATCATGTCCCCGTGCACGAAATGCATCCCGGATTCTACCCGAAACTTCACATAATACTGCTACTTTCATTTTCATTATTCCTGTTCAACTTTTTTCGGCAAAATCACATTTTTCAATAACCGGCTATCTAAACACGGTTTACCTATTTCATAACAATACAGTACATATGCTTGTGCTGTTGTACAGGGACCATCTCTTTCTGCTAATAGCTGAATACGGATTCCCTGATTTTCCCGGTCTTCTTCACTCTGATTGATTGCAACCAGCTTTGAAACATGNCCCAATTTCCGGACATCCTCTGCAATATCCCCCATTTTTGCATCCCGCTTCAAAGCTCCTCTTNTTGCTTGTGAGGCAGAAACAACCAGNACATCCCGGTCCTGTGCTATTTTCCGCAANCCNTTCCAAATATGGTCTATTTGGTGCCTGTATTCCCCCCTTATAGAAGCTTTNAGNATATCAGCATANTCNACTATNACAATATCAGGAAGAAAGTTGTTATAATGATATATNTTGTCCAGTTCCATNTCAATCATATCNACAGTNACAGAATNAGCNGNCATTACTTTTATCAGCACATCCCCGCCCCTGCAATACATATTGAGTTTTTTTTGTTCCTTTTGAATCTTCGATATATCCACACCTTTTTTCTTTTGCTTTTTATGGATTATCTTAAATTTTTCCTCTCCATTTTCAATAAAAACAGGTATAGATACTTCCATAGGTTCTTTTGTTTGTCCTGTGATTGATTGCCAACCCCGCCTTAGTACCTGCCGTTCTGTCATTTCAAGAGAAAAGAAAACAACCCGTTTTCCGTAAAACATGGACATATAAGAAAGGGTCCATTGCCACCAAGATTTCCCCCGTTTAGGCGCAGCAAGGAATGCAACCAGGTCACCTCTCTGAAAACTACCACACACTTTCCCCAGAGCACCGTCAAACCTAAAAATTGTTTCCGACTCATTAAGAAATGCTTCTGTAATAGGCTCATAATCCTGTAATATCCGGATTCCTTTTATCCCTTGTTTTTCTATTTGGCTGTATTCCGTTATTTTATGCTCTCCGCTAACCGGATCATCTAACAAAACACATTCTTTGATTTCTTCTGTAAGAACTTCCAGAGAACGTATTTTCAGGTAATGTACTGTGTTTTTTATTTGGAAATCAATATTTTGTATTATGCTGCTTTTCTCCCATGTTTCTGAAAGTTTTTTCAAGAATTGCATGATACTTTCTGTATCTTCTTCATCATGCAGAGTTTTCATTTTTGTTTTATAGACATCTTGTATTGTTTTTTCAGGCGCTTCTTTGAATTCTGCCCAGTATTCAATAACCCATTCACTGACTATTTGTGCGTATCTGGATTTGAAATATTTTGATTTGGCTATAGGAGCTATTTGGTTTAAGAAGTCGGTAGACACAATCATCATAATAATAATAGACCGTTCTTGTGACATATCAATTATTTCACGTTTCATGCATTTCCTTTAATTTGCTTCGTATAATAGCAGGCCGGGACCATTCCCTTTGAAATTTTTTCCATCTTCTGTTGTATTCTCCATTTTTATCTATATATAACATAGCCATAGGAATGTAGCCTGCTCTCAGACACTCCCATAATCTTTTTTCTGCTTTTTCAAAAGTATCTTTTATATACCCAACTAAACAATAACAACGCATATGTGAATAAGTGAATCCATATTTTTTTAAAAGTTTTCCGGCTTCAAATAATGGTTCTCGGTCTGATTCGGTATCATAAGCAAAAAAAATTTGAAAAGGTTTTATTTTTCTTAATTCCTTTACATGCCATTCTTTTAGCAGAGCAGCTTCTAATCCTCCGGTAAATTCTTTTCTCCCTTTTTGTTTTTTCAACATATCAAAAACACCCTGTATGTGCTGATCTGAGCAGGCTAATAAATTATCATCTAATATATTGCAGCCTTCTGTAATTGGTAATTCTCTTATATTACCTTCTCTTTTCCATACAGTACAGAACCAACAACGATTCCGACAACCCCTACTTGTTATTACATACCCTTTTTTTAGAAACATGCCTGGAGTAAAATTTTCTCCTCTCATACCAATGGCAGGTCCGCCAATTTCTACAGGGCCATATATTTCCCATTGTTTTTTTAAAAATTCAACATAAGCAAGGTCATATGTAAAAACCACAGAAATATTTATTTTATCAAATTCCGGCAACACTAAAAGAGGAGTTCCTACAATAGCCAAATCATCTGTAGGCGTAGCTTTTGTTTTTCTTGGAAAAACCCGGAGTACTTTGTTCATACAATTCCTATGTAACGTTCTTTTGTTGCTATTGTGTCATGTATGGCTCCGCCATGACTAATTAATAGAATTTTTTCCACTTCAAAACATCTTCTCTTTCCCATACTTACCGAATGATATCCAAAAGTAATTACATATCCATTTTGTTCCAACAAAAAAAATAATAAATCTTTTATTTTATTAAAAGAGCTTACCTTATGTCCCTGATAAAACTCCATTGATTTTCTGTAAGAATAAGGAGGGTCTAGTAAAATTGTGTTAAATACTTTTTTTTGCTTTATTAGTAATTTTACGCATTCAAAAGCATCCATATGGTAATCAGCAGAAACATTTTTATCTGCATCATTACGAATTTCATCGCATTGTAAAAGTGTTTTGCCTGCAAATAAATTAAGAACCGTTCCTTTTGAATTTTGCTCAACCCATCGTCTTATTTTTTTGGATTGAAACGTATACTTATTAATAGGAGATTTCATATACTCCATTATTATCTCATTCAATTTTGTACCTCTGCATGATCTTTATCATCTTTGGCCTTAAAAAAATTATTTTCCCCCTGCATTAACATAAATTCCAATAGACACATGTTTGCAGCATCAACAAGATATTCCAAATCAGCCTCTCTTTTTAAGTAAGAATTTAATAAACTAATTGCATGTTTTATATAATTTATGTTAAACTGTTTTTTATTTTCTGGACCATACCTATAACCGCCTACAATCATTCTATTTTTCATAAGTTTTTCAAATTTTTCAGACCATTGTGTCTTTTTCAATTCTTCTTTCTCTTCTTTCTCAAAATTCATTTCTAATTTTCTCTGTTTCCATAACCACAAATTTCTTAAAAAAAATTTTATATCCATTAAAATAATTCCGGTA